CTAAAGTTGATATTACTTCAAGGTACAACTCCCCAACCTCTTTATCACCAATAACAATATCATCACCGAGTAGAGCGTAAGGAAGACTTTTTCAGTCTTTCCCCAAAACTCTACAACAGTAATATATTATATAATGGTGGGCTAATGCAAAAGAAGGAAAAGATGAATAGGCACCCATTGGATTTCCAACAGAGTAAATTAATTTACCAGCTGGACAATCAAATGAATAGCCTACCATCACATCCTTCCATGCATCAACATAAGAGGAAGGAAGTTGACTTTTTAAAAGCCCTTCAATAAATGTAATAGGAAATCTATCTGTAGCATCTTTAAGATCTACAGAGTAGTACACCTTTGCATTTCGAAGGGACTTCTTAAAGTTAGCTTGATCAAATGTACAATCTTGGTTTATTTTCTTTAAAACTGATGAGAGATATAAATGCAAGGGTTTTAGAGATAATTGACTATATCAGTCAAGGATCCCTATTGTCCTTACTTTATCCTCTTTATCAGCAAAGGATGAAAGCCTTCTAAAAGACTTTCCATCCAAGATCAAGAATTTACTATTCAAAGATCTTAAGAAATTTTGAATATAATCACTCTGTAAACATTTAAGGAGGAAAGAAATTTTCGGTCCTCCTAATGTTCCAAGTGATTTAATCAAACTAAGAGGTAAGAGCTTTGCGTCAGCAGTTGCAGAGGCTAAAGCATGACCGTTAGGTCCTGATTTACTTCTGAAAACTTCTACCTGAGCTCTTAACTTCTTAGAAACTAAGATTGACTGGCGGTATCCTAATTCTTTCCAAAAGTCAGAACTAAACATTAGTATATTACTGAGGGTTCCTTTAGGAGCGCTTGTAATACTACTATAGTTTGGGTTCTTACCTATGGATAAGGCCCTTGAACTCCATAAGATTGTACAAATCATAGCTATTACTAGGTATGATTTCCTACGCACTAATGGAATCAAGTTCCCCAAGATTTTAGGTATACCGTCACGAGTTAATGAAACTAAACCAGATTTAATATCACTACCTGATAAGTAGGATATAAAATCAGCTCGAACAGCTTTCATATACATGATAGTGAAACGAGTTCCTCTTGATTTATTTATTTTCAAGAGATGGTTTATAATTTTAATTAACTCATTGATTGGCATAGTGCCACCGTCTTTTAAAACGATGGTTAACCATGTGATGACTTTGATTAATTTATTTAATAAGTTGATCATTCATCAGTGGTTTTC